TTACATGGTCACCTGATGCATTTCTACTTTTAATCCAAACTAAATCAGGTTGAAATCCTACTCCTGTAATTGATTGAGTAGAACCATTACCTGTATAAGTCACAATATTAAAATAACTTTCAGGTGTGTCTATAGTTGTATAAGCCATTATCCGAACTCCGCAATATTTTTTGTGCAAATAGAATAATAATTTACACCACTTAAAACTGGTGAATAAACAAAATTTCCATATCCATTGGCATCATTGTAAGACTTTGTATTGCTTATCAAAGTGTAACCACCAAAGTTAAACTCACCACCATCATCTTCGTATTGTGCATTACATGGAAAAACAAAATGACCGCTAAATGCAGAATTAAAACTAACTGGTTGTGATAGTGTCCCACTAATAACTGAGCCATTTCTAGCAACTGTAAACTCTTGGTCATCAACATTCAAAAACAAACCATAAATATCATTAACAGAGGTTGTTCCCCAACCAGTGCTTTCATTTGATATTTGTGTGCCATTAATTCTTTGATAATAATGTGCTGCTGCATATCCTATAACAAAAGTTTGGTCATACAAAAATTGTGCATTAGTTGCATCATCGCTAGTATCAGGAAATGTACTTGCTCCAAAAAATCCAAATTCTGTACTTGTTACTTTATATTCGTAATACCATTTACCATTTTGCACACCCAGACTTCCATAGGCATTGTTCCAATTACCACCACCACCTGCAACGTGCATAGCACCTTCATTAATAGTTGGTTTATTATCAGTCTGTACTAATGTATTAAAAGTGCAAAAATTATTAGTTGGTGTATCAGTAGCATGGTCAGCAGCAGATAAATTATTATCTGAAAAATTATTACTGTTACCACTACTATCTTTTCCAGAAGAAGATGTATCATCAAATTTTAAATAAAAACCCTCGCTACCAAAAGTTAATCCACTTACATCAATGGGTTTCCATATTCCTGAATCAGAATCAAACTCACCAAAACTTGTAGGATCAAGCTGTTGCCCATCTATTGCAACAAACTCTGATAAGTAACCTCGCATATCATAGTCACCATCTCCTACGTTATAACTACCACCAAAAGGTGCTGTTCCTATTGTCAAATAATTAGTGCTAAAAAAAGCTCCTTGGTCAGTTTGGTCAGGAAAGCTACCTCCGTCATGGTCATCAACTGCCAAAGTTTCACCATTTACATAGAGTTTTACTCTATTAGATGCTGTAGCTTGTGTGGTATCAACTGCTACAACAAAATGATACCAAGCATTAGTATCTCTAAATTTTCTAGTCATATTACGACAATCATGCCCATCATCAAATCTAAATTGAAAATAGTCATTTCCAAAATACATTCTTCCATGCTGACCTGCTCCTATGACAAAATGACTGCCTGAAGCATTAACTGAATCTGCTGTCAAACCACTTCTTTTAATCCAAAAGCTAAAAGTGTAGGTTTGTCTATTACCTGCCGTTGGACTTGCTCTGTAAAGCCATTCGTTGTTATTAGATTCTAACTTCAAAGAATTACTAATATCAAAACCAGTTGATATGCTTCCACGATTAGCTGTTCGTTGTAGCGTTTCCATATTAGGTTTGTGCTAAGTTTTGTACTCTTCCAATTTCTTGCCAGACTGAACCATTGTATCTAAATGCTAGTATATCTGTTTTACTAGCTGTAGCTGTAATTGTAGGTGCTGTTGAGGATGCAAATTCAAATACTGTATTCCATGCTATAGTTCGAGCAGTAGTGCCCTGTGCTATCTCTACAGAAATAATTGCACCTTCTACTGCATTACTAGGTGCTGAAAAGGTTGTATTTTCTGTTGTTAAATGAAAAGCATTAGCTGCTGCTGCTGCATCCCAAGCAACTGCATTAGAGCTTGAGGTTAGTGCAACCTGTGTAATATTAGCTGAAGTAGATGCTGTAACTGCTTTTGGGAAGGTAGCTTTTTGGTTTTCGTCTATTGATATAGCTGGTGTTGTACCAACTGTTGATCCTAAACCAATAACCAGGTCATCTGCGCTATCGTCAAGACCAATATAAAAGTCTTGGGCGTTACCATCAAAAACAAGTTTAGTATCTTCTGCATCGCCATCGCCTATTGTTAAACTTGGGTTAGTCCCTTTAACAACAACTGCGCCACCGAAGTCAACTTGGCCCATATCAACCGCAGTTCCAGATAAACTGAAAATGCCATCGACTGTATCTAAGTCCGTATTAATTTTTGTACCCCAAGTATTAGTTGATGCACCGACCTCTGGTTTAGTTAGGTTTAAGTTAGTTGTAAATGTATCTGCCATAAATCTTTCCTTTAAGCTGCTTCTTGTTTGCCTAATTCAGTCCAAGTTGTGTCTGAAACAACTTGGTCAGTCCATTTTAAACCACCATTGGCTGAAAAACTACTATATTGAATTAAGTTTAACACCTCACCTCTGTCAATTTGTTTTGCAAGCGCAGTCATGCTAGAAGTTTGCGCTATGGTAGCTGAAACAGTAAGTGTATATCGACCAGTTGCAGTCATGTTTGAAACTGCTGGCCCAATGGAAACACCTCTGTCAATTTGTTTACCTGTAGCTGTCATGCTAGAGGTTTGTGCGCTTGTTCCTGTTCCTAGATGAATTCTATGACCAGTTGAGGCCATTCCGCTTGTTTGTGCGGATGCTGCTGATCCACGATCAATTTGCACGCCTACAGCAGTCATACTGCTTGTTTGTGCAATGGTTGCAACACCTCTGTCTATCTGCTTCGCTGAAGCAGTCATAGAAGAGGTTTGTGCGGATGTGGCTTGTGCTAGGTGATACTGAAGATCCCCATAGTTGGATTTACCATAACTATATAACCCGTAGCCTACTTGGGCCATGTTATTAAGCTAATGTAATGTCTAAGTCGCCAGCATCAAATCTGAATACATCTCCACTTGATACAACTTTTGAGGCAGTCAAACTTGCATAAGCAAGTAAGTTACCAGAACTTGAGGCATCCATAATGCCTACAGCTACAACTGTTCCATAGTCTGCGGTTGCAGTTGGATATTCTACAGCAGCAGCGTTAGTTGCTGTGGTTGGGGATGTACCTGATACATTGAATGTAGCAGTTTGTCTTGCATAAGCTCCACCTGAAACTTCAGTACCGCCACCAGTATCAGTTGGTGCTACAGTAAATAAAGCCACATATAATGTTGTTGGTGCAGTATAAGCAGTTCCGCCAAATACATGATCTAATACTTTATCTTCTAAATAATCGCTAAATCCAGCCATTTATTTCTCCTAGTTATTATTCCAATAGTGTATGTTCTTACGAACTTTTCCGTAGGTTCTTCTTCTTTGCATCAAAGAACCCTTACCAAATTCAGCTTTCTCTTGCTCTAGTCGCATTTCTTCTAGGGCTTTTTCAAACTGAGCAGTAAACAATGGTACTCGTTCATCTTCCATTAGAAATATTGATGCGTGTTTTAATGCTCCGTACAAGTAAAGATCAGGGTTGCCCGTTGATACAAAATTACTTGTATTAGAATCAGAAAGTGCATCAATCTTTCCGTAGTAGGTTAATTGTAATGTATAACTTGCATCAGGGATAGGTGCAAGTTCTAAAGTGTTGTCAACGATTGCATAGTAAATAGGTTGACCATTTTTGTTATTAATTGATTTTCTATAAACATCAAGCGATTCAATAGACATTTGCATAAGCGGTCTAAAATCATTGGATGTTATTTCAATGTTGATGGCCTCTAGCCAATCGGTTGGCAAAGATAAATATTGCCCTTCTGCTGTAGCAGTTGCACGCTTAATCATGTCTGCAACTCTTAATCTACGATTAAGTTCAGCTTCAGTATTATCAATAAATATATCTATTTCAGAGGTTAGATCTGATCTGTTTAGATAATTAGCTATGTTTGTTTTCAGCTCTGCGTATGTCATAGTTTACCTTGCCATGTTCTAAAGACTTTATTATCTGAATGATTTAACCACTTTCTCCATTGTTTCATGTCGTTAGCCCAACCTTCTCTACAGGCTTTTTGGTAAATTACCAATGGTACTTCTGCAACATGACGTAAATCTTTGCCGGGCTTATTCTCTGCTAATGCTTTGCAATGTTCTATAACAGGCGCAACATCCTGGGTAGTGTGATAAATAACCTTATCATCTTCGGTAGCGAATTCGTTAGTGAACCCGGTCTTGTGGTCGATAATTGTTCGTCTTGCCATATTGTCTATAATTTTATCATTGACTAAGGCTTTTAGGGAAATAACTTGTAGATAAAAAAAATGGGAGTCAATGCAAATGCACTAACTCCCATCCGTCCCAGATAATTAGGATGTGCTTAAGTCTGCAACAA